AAAGGTAAAGCTTACAAAAAATGAAGAAAAAAAATTGATGTTTCACAGATACAATCGAGATGAGCTTGTTAAGGAATTCTTTAGAAAGGATGGATTCGTCTTTTATGTAATAGAGGACGAGATTTACTTAGTAGACTTAAAAGATTTTCGTGCTTATAAAGTCACTACAGAAAGTATAACTACACTTCTTGATGATTCTAATCAATGGGCAAAATTTCCTTATGTTGGTGAAGTAGAATTAAGACTAATTAAAAACTAATCAGTGGGCGTTTTTTATGGGAAATGTCTAACGGTTAGACAACTAGGGTATCAAAGTATTTGTGGACACTTGTGGACAGTTGTAGACATTTTGTGGACAAACAGGGGGTATGTGTGGACATTTGTGGACATTCTATAATAGTATATATTAATAAAGAGAGTATAAGAGAGAAAGAGAGATATATATATCTCTTACACTAGATATATATATCTCTCTCTTTTATGTAAGTATGTATCACTTATGTATATATATATGTCTTAATGTAAGTAATAGGCATTTATGTATGAAGGAGCGTTATAAGGGGCGTTTATGTTAGATATATATTTTCCTAGTTGAGTAGTAAGAGTTATAGTGAATATGAGTCTGAATGAGCGTTTGCCAAGCGGCGGCGGGGGTGTCCACATTTGTCCACAGGTTTTGGGGGTTTTGTCCACGGAGTGTCCACAGGTGTCCACAACTGTCCACATTAATCATGGGCGGAGTCCTAAAATTTGGGACTAATTTAAGATTTTTATAAAAAATACTTGACAACGGTGGTTCTAGGATGTATATTGAGGGCAGGAGGTAATGATGTCAAAAGATGCTACTGAATATCGAATTAAATATCTTTGCGATGCAGATGAGGTAATTGACAATCTTTATTATCATGTTATTAACAAAATCAAGGAGAATAAGGAAAAACTTAAAAAAAAGGGATTAGACTCTAGCTGGAAAGTTGAAACAGAAGACTTGAATAATAATTTATATTACATTACAATAAAATTGAGTTTTTGGAAGATTTAAATGGACAGAAGAAAAACAAGAATAAGAAGTGATGTGAATAATGATGATTTATTGGTTTTACGACATGGGTGGTATATTCCATTAGACGATAAGGCAAGACCTGGTGAATTGGTTTGGAGAATATCTAATTCAGAGCCGTATGTAATTGGTATGCTTTATGGAGAGGCTAAATAATGGACACTAAAAAGATTGAGCAATTAATTAGGTTAAGTGCGGTTAATGAGGAGATTGGCGGCCACATTTCGGTGGCATGGAAATTAAGCGAGTTATTAGACTTGGAGACTAATGTAGTTGCAGGATTAGCTGAAGAATTGAGAGAAAAGTTTGCTGAAATTTGGAGGGTATATGACAGAATAGAAGAGGAAATCGAGGAAGCCATTATGAAAGAGAGGGGAAAATGAAAAAATTGATACGAAAAATTAAAATGTGGTTTAAGGTTTTTTTCGAGTTGGTTAAAATGTTTGATTCAGCTTTTAGTGAGATTAGGTTTATAAATCACAAGATAGTAGAAATTGAGAAGGAGCTGGAAGAAATCAATTCAGCACTTGATAAATTATTAATCACAGCAGATAGGGTGGTTTTTAGTAAAAACTTTAGATTTGGTAAATATGGCAGAGAGATTGGCAAGAAGTATCTATACTTAGGACATCGTCCAATAGAAGAAGTCTTGGTGGCTTTATTTGAGCATTTAGGGATTGTGCCTGATGTTACAATAGAAAAGGTTAAGACAGAACAGATTGATGAGAGATTCAAGCTTGTATTCAAGAAGGAGAAAAAATAGGAACAAATATACAGGAGGTAAGGATGTATCCTAAAATTTCAATTGAGGAAGCAGAAAACGGATGGGTGGTAATTAGAGAATTTCCAACATATCTTGGTGGGCTCCAGAGGTATATTTTCTTATCAGAAAAAGATGCCTTGGATTTTATTGCTAATTCCATTAAGAAGTTGACGAAACAGGCAAACAATGACTGACAAACTAGAGGAAAAGAAACAGGAGAAAGCGGGCAAAGAAGATAATCAGTATAGCCTTGAATTAAACGATGCCGAATTAGAGTTTTTAGAGGATGCCCTGCTTTTGATTAGAGGCGTCATTTCCGCCCCGCAAACCAAGAGGCATATTAGGGATATTTATCAGGGATTAGTTGAGAAATTACGGACTATGAGACAAGAGAGAAAAGTAATCATTGTATAGGTTTCAGCGAATGCTGAAAGATGGATAAAGAATGAAATTAGATTGCAGGTCTAACGCAATTGCCAATGCTGAACCTGGTCTTACGCCCCTCTCAAAAGTCTGGATAACATTTGTTGACCTCCTTTCAACCAGAGAGGGGCGTAGCCCCAATTTGACTTGACAAATATTTTAGTCGGGTAATAGCTCTAATTACCTGATTTTTCAATAACTTTCGCCCTTCTACCCATTTTTACCGCCGCTAATTCAATCTAGGCGTATGGTATAATGATAATAGAAACCCAATGGGAGTCTGTCTTGAGTAGCGATAAGGACATTAGAGATGTTTATGAGGATGAAATTATGCGGAAATCCCTATTGGTTTATCAGAGAAGGGGGCTGATGCCGTTTATTAGTGATGGCGATGTAAGCGTTCACCGTTTATGGGAAGGTATAATAAATGAGGAAGACTTAGAATTGTTAAAAGCAATTGAGATTGCTAAGCAGCAACTAAAAGAAAAGAAATTTTTAACCAGAGAGGAAGTCTTTAGTAATGAGGAGTAAGCAAGGATGGTAATTTATCGAACAGAAGAGCTAATGCATGAGGATTTTATTCACGATATTAGAGATACGATTATTGATGTAAGCGGGAGTGATAATCCCGATTATTCAGTATGGCATTTTAAGGCATTTGACAATTATGAACCAACGATAGCAGATTTGATTATATATGACTATTGGGAGTAGGTTATGGGCGATTTTTTAGGTGGTGCAATTGCCATTCAGTTACGGTGTAGCATCGGGATTGAATGGTTATTTGGAGTTTTTGCTTTATGTTTTCTTTACCGTCTATTGAAATATTTTAAGAAATCTCGTTAACGAGATATAATAGCTCGCCTACCACGAGTAGGTGGAGTAACGGCATCGTCTTTAATAGGCGATGCTAGCTCATCCGCCCATAGCGGAAGGAGTTGGGCTATCCCTTTGGGTTAGCCTCTTTGATATTTCCAGAATAAAACCAGCTGGAATGGGGAGATTAATTCTCCCTGCAAGATTATTACAAATGTTAGGTAAAAATAAAAAACGGCCAAGAAAGAGTAAAGGTGTTATTGAATGGCTTAGAGAGCAACGAGAGAAAGAATATAGGGAAAGTGCCGTCATAAGACGGAGGGGAGCTAAGGCTGAAAAAAATGAGCTTGAGAGGGAAGAAAGCCTAAAAAAGAAAGTTTTATCAGCTTTATAAACAAGGAAAAATCACTAAAGCCACTCTTTTAGAGTGGGAAAGAGCTACTAAAGGCAAAAAATTACCCGAAAGAGTTAAGCCTAAAAAGAAAAAGACAAGAAAAACAAGGAAAAGGAGAAAATAATGGCTAAAAGAAAGTGGATTCAGTCAGCCATCAAAAAGCCAGGAGCTTTAAGACGCCAGATGGGCGTTAAAAAAGGCCAGAAAATACCCGTTTCCAAGCTAAAAAAGGCAGCTAAAGCCAAGGGAAAACTTGGTCGGCGGGCTAGATTGGCCATTACTTTACGAAAATTAAGGAAGAAAAAGAAGAAATGAGCATTATTGGAACATGGTTTGATACTAGTCCGAACAAAGATATTTTCAAAGGGATTTTAAAAAATGGCAAAAAGAGAAAAAAGAAGCCGAAAAAAGGCTGACCAAGACCTTTCTAAGACCGACATTGTCGGTTTTCGGGGTGGCGACCCGATAAAATTGAACCGAAAACAGATTAAGTGATTTTGTCTATTCTTTGCTTTCTAAAGAGCTGGAAAACCAGCGACCACGCTTAAAATCAATAAAAAAGTGGCAAAATCTCTATAAGGGAAGAAAAAAAGCAAAAAGCTTCCCTTATCCTAACTGTGCTAATTTGGCAATTCCTATTACTCGGTCTAATACGGACGCTATTTTTGTCCGAATTATTGAGGCAATCTTTGGCAAGCGTAAAATTTGGGTGGTTAGGGCAAAACGACCTGAATATATTGAGCTTGCTAGGGAAATTGAAGAAGCACTCGACCATTTCCAGCGGCGGGTGCTGAAATTAAAGCAAAAATTGTTATCACCATTGCTTCAGGCGGTTAAAATTGGAACGGGGATTGTTAAAGTTATCCCCGAAAAGAAAGTTAAGACAGTTTATAGGTATGCGACCGAGGATGAAATTCGGGACCCGAATATTAAGACATATGCTTTAAAGGACACCTCTAGAAAAGTCGTCAAAGTTGTTCAAACTTTGTATGAGGGTCCGAATGTTTACCCTGTGCCGAGGGAAGATTTTATTATTTCTTCTGATGCCAATGATGTTCAGGAAGCCTTATTGGTTGGCTTTCGGACAAGAATGAGGTATTCTGAGATAGAGCTTAGGGCGAGACAGGGGATTTATGATAAAGATGCGATAGAAAAGCTTATTCATCCTGATGAAGTGGATGAGGTAAAGCAGGAACGGGCAAAAGCTCAGGGTAAAGAGCTGGAAAAGATTGACCTTGCAAAAGAGTTTGATATTTGGGAGCTTTATTTGCGGTATGATGTAGATGATGATGGTGAGGAAGACGATATTGTTGTTACTTTTCACTTAGAGAGCAAGACAATCTTGCGGGCGATATATAATCCGATGTTTAGTGGATTTCGCCCGCTAGTTGCTTTCAAAGGGTCTCCGACTGAATTTTCTTTTGATGGTGAGGGCGTTTGTGAGATTCTGGAGAAGCTTCAGGAAGAGATTGATTCTATTCATAATGCCCGTTTAGATAGATTAGCCCAGATTAATGCTCCGATAGTTTTTTATCGGTCGGGGCTAGGGTTGGATAATTTCACTTTAGAGCCAGGCAAGGTGTGGTCGGTAGATGATTTGCCAGATAACGCCATAAAGATTTTCAATTGGCCTCATGTTTATCCTGAGACGGAACGGGCAGAGGATAGGCTTGTTACTTATGCCGATAGGGCAGTGGGTATTACGCCAGCAGTGATGGGAGTTTCAACTGCTGAGCGTCCTGTGGCTTCAGAGACAATCATTCTTCGAGAAGAAGCTAATAAGAAATTTAGGAACATAGCTGATAACATTAGAGATGGCATTATCGAGCTGGGATATTCACTGCTTGAATATTTTGCCCAATATAGCCCGACTTACAGTTATTCTGTTTATGAGGGCGAGGAATTAATCACTAAGACAGTGAATTTCCCGATTGAGTTTATTCGAGACATATTTGAGATTAGCCTTGAGGCGTCCTCAGAGCTTATATCTCAGGAAATTAGACGCCAGATTAATTTGACGGTTTATCAACTACTCAGTGATTACATGACTAAGATTGCGGGCATGGTTCAGGCGATAGTTTCGCCAGAAGTGCCGAGTGATTTCAAGAAGTTCTTGCTTAGGTCGGCAGAAGTAAGTGCCACAGTTGTGGAGAGGATTCTCCAAGATTTCGATTTACAGGATGCTGAGAATTTAGTGGTTGATGCCACTGAAACGGTGGATGTAGAGAAAGCCATTGCTACTTCGCCTGATTTACAGCCACCTCCGCCGCAAGAGATGCCAATGCCACCACAGGGGCAACCAATGCCAGCGGGGCAACCACCGATGCCAACTGAGATGGAAACTACGGTAGGATAATGGATATAGAAAGAAGCAAAGTTAAAAGCGACTACGAAAAGATAGTTGATTCATTTTTTTGGCAGGAATACATTAGAGAGATTAGACGGCTTCGACAGGCAGCATCTAGGAATTGCGAGACGCTGGATGTTAGTAAAGTGCCTTTTTATCAAGGGCAGTGTGCCGTTATAGACATGATTCTTAGATTGCC